ACGGCGGAGCCGAAAGCGTCAGACACCTCTGACGCTAAACCATTTTCATTATTCTTATTAGTCATTGTTACTATTAGTTACTTAGTTATATGTTATGCTATGTTATATGTTGGGCTATAGCATCATTAGCCTTGGGCTATAGCATCAGGCGCGTACCTTTTTGAGAGGCGCATCTTCCTTGTATGGTTGCGTCCCATTTTCTGGACGATGCCTCGTTTTACCAGTCGGCCAATCAACTCCTGAACGTAATGTTCAGACAATCCAATGTCTTCTCCAATACGCTGGTTAGAAGCGAAGCAGCCATCCGGCCACCCACCGATATACCCGGCGAGTAGTGCCTCGGCTGGACCGAGATTTCCTTTAAGAAGAGTGACTGGAACCCAGACACCCCTCATCCGAACATCTCCAGTTCTATCTTATCCTCCTGGTCTTTGATCCACTTGGAATCAATGATGTCGAAGGGAACCTCCTCCCCCTTTAGCCAGACAGCTCCTATCTCCATGTAATGGATGCCTCTGCTCTTTCCTGCCTCCACCGCAAACTCCCATTGGCGGCCCCACTCGTCTTCGTATTGGTATGTCATGCCACGCCCCCTTTCTTGGCCGTTGGCCGTTTAAAGAATGCGAATTTGCTGTCATCCCGGGATGGGGTAAATGTAGCCGTGATGGCTATAGGATCGCCCTTATCGATGCTTTCAACCGAACAGGGAACACTGCCCCAACATTTGCGACCATCAACAAGCTGGATGAGGCATTTCGTAGACCATCCCCAATCGCTTTCCACATCTTTCAGAGATAGCACCGTACCCTCGATCGGGAAACGACCGCTCTCCCAATCGGGAGCATTGGCTCGCATGGCCTCATCTGCCTCCTTGCGAGCTTTCAGCTTCGCCTGCTTCTCGGGATGTTCCCGCACGATGCGGTGGACGAAAGCAATTTGCTTCCGGCTCAAGCTGAAGTATTTGGACAGCTTGCGGAGCATATCCTCCGCGATGGAACGCTCCCATTCACCAAGGGCTTCATCGTCCCGAGCAGCCTCAAGAAAACGGATGACGACCGACCAACGCCAGGAACGATTCATGGCCTTGCGAAGCCCGGCGATGTAAATACGGTTTGCCTTGTGGGCTGCCTGTATATCGCCAGCACTCTCAAAGTCCAAACGACCCGCACAGGTGCGGCCAATGATGACATGCTCTCCGCTGTCATGCTCATATACGGCACCGCTCAACAGAGCAGCACCACAATGGGTGCAATGGTCTAGGCTGTAGCCGTTCACCTTCACCTCATCCGCCACCTCTCCCGGCAAGGGATCAATGGCATCACCGTCAAAAACGGACACACTGCGATTGTCGAAAGACTCGACAAACCTATACGCCCGAGGATCAAAACCGCCGCTAAGGCGGTGCTTCGTTATATTGCTGTTAGTCATCACCACCACACTAAGCACACTCCCCTACGTGTCAAACTTTTCTCAGGACATTTGTATTCTTACAGTAAAGCAGCTCCCCCAGGTTAAGCACACTCCCCTAATGCCCCCGCCAGACCCGCCCGGTTTTCGAGCCAAAAACGACCTCAGGATTTTTCCCCAAAAAAACTTGCTTTACCGTAAAGCAAAAAAAAGATCGACAAATGGGGATATCAGAATGTCTAATGACCCCATAAGCATTTCTTATCCTTTCAAAAACGATCGTTATTTTCTCGCGTCTCAGCCGCTCGGCGCCATGATTTGGGACGATGACTAATACAACACAAGCCGCCCCGGCGGCCTACGCCACCAGCGAGTTGCGATTTCGCAACCGCTCAAATCCCCGGTACCGACTTGATCGGAGCCGCCCGGTAAAAGTATACCGGAACCTATCCAGCAAATGCTTTTCCCTCATGCAGGACGGCCTCGTAAAAGCTCACGTTGACGCCGTGGTTCTACGAGATGTCGTTTGGAGAGTGGGCCAGGCTGGCCGCCGCCGGGTGCTTCGAGAGAAATGCAAAAACGTCCACGCCTTCGCTATTGGAACCATCACCAGCCGATTGATTAGCCTCCGTGCCGAGTGGGTCCACTACAACCCTTATCTCGATACGCATTTCAACGTTGTTCGAGACGGTCGGCCCTGGCTAGTCCACAAGTCAGCCGCCGCCCATTTCGATGTCCGCCGAGGCATGGCCCTAGCAGTGTTTGGAAAGGAGGAGGCGAGATGACCGACACCCGACACAACGGATGGACAAACTACGCTACTTGGCGCATCAATCTCGAAATGTTCGACGGACTCGATCTAGACCGAGACGTTGACGCCGGAGAGCTTGAACAGTCCGCATACGATACCATCATTGACGATGGCAACGACCTCGCGATTGGATACGCCCTTGCGTTTATTTCAGATGTAAACTGGCACGAAATCGCCGACGGAATAAACGACGCCAGAAAGGAGGTTGACAATGTATAGCCGCGACCAGCCCGAGATTGAACGCCACATGTTCGAAAGCCCGGAAGGGTTCGTTGACTCGTTGGAATTCGTTTTAACGACGATCCAAGCCGGACTATCGACTTGCCGACGCCAGCGCCGACAGATTGCCCGCGACGGATTGAAAGCCGCTTGCCTTTGGGGAAAAAAGGCGGACGGATTGAGATATGGCCGAGAACACGCCGCCCGCCTTTTGCCCGAGTTCAAACGCTTGAGAAGCCGCCAGTCGACCGAGGAAGCCGTCACCCTCGCCACTTCAATCCCTTGCCTAGGATTGCCTAAAGCTGGCTTCCTATGCCAGTTGATGGGATTCGATGTTGCGTGTCTTGACGTTCACAACCTACGCCGCGAAGGTTTGCCTTCCACATTCGTCAAGCTGAACAAGCGAGCGAAACCCGCCACCCAGCGAAAGCACGTCGCCCGGTACGTCGAATACTGCCAGCGAGACGGATCGGAAAAGTGGTGGGACAGCTGGTGCGAACACGTCGCAGGAAACCGCCATAACCGGAACCTGCCGACAGCGGACGCAATCAGCCGCTTCCACGTTGACGTTGTCAAATGGGAGGTTGGACAATGAGCCGCCCGCCAGAGGAGGAATGCGAAGCCGCCTTGATTGTCGGCCTTTGTCTTATCGCCGCACCAATATTGTTCTTGATCCTGCTGCTGACCGGAAATTAGCAGCCCCGAACCGAGCCGCAGCCCTCACAGGTTGCGGCCTTTTTGTGGCCCCATCTTCGAGCCGGATGCATCCCCCAAGCCAAGCGGAAAGCCAGCCCCCACGCGAGGCGGCCCGGCTGCGCCGCCACCGACCGCAGCACCGACCGACCGAAGGCAGCAAAAAATTTCCGCCGAGTTTGTATCCGATGCACCGTTTCCCGACCTCACACGACACGAGCAAATCCAAAGGGGGAGGGGGTCTACTTCCGCAAGCACAGTTTATTATTACTCATCAACTGCCCCTTAAAAAATTATTGACTTCATAGCCCCCATCTAGTACCGTGCCAGAGTGGGGGAAGATAAAGCAGCCATAAAGCACGAGTTACTAGCATCCATTGAAGAAGAACTCCGTAGAGCGGAGGCTGCTGCTCCCCCGCATGCCAAGCTCCTTGAGCGGTACAACCCGGAGAAGGCAGCTCGCATTCTTTTCCTCCATGCTCAGGGTAAGTCCCAAACCTGTCTGACCAAGAAGTATGGCTTCGACAGATCTACCATCATACGTATCATCACCACATATGCGGACCAGCTAGGTAGATGGCGTGAACTGGGGGGTCAGCTAGCTTCCTATTCCTACCTAAACATTGCTAGCCTTGAGGAGGACATGATTGATAGTGTGCGTGATGGAATGGATAGTGGTGAGCTAAAACCGACGTTTAAGGACATCAAGGACATCTCCATCGCTAAGGCAAACAGTAGCCGGGAGGCCATGCTAGCTCGTGGGGAGGCAACGAGTATCAGTCGGGAAGAGAAGGTGTGGACGGACGACGACTACAAGAAGCTCATGGAGCAAGCACGTAACCAGATGGCTGATGAGGCTATACCTGCGGAGGTAGAAGATGAGCGGTAAAGGAGACAGGAACAGGGTGTCTGATTGGGTTTCGTTCTACGATGGGTACAACAACATCTTCAGACCTAAGGAGCCGTTTTATGGGGGTAGTTTAGATTCGATTCAGGAGGATACTTCTGAAGATGTGGGTGCAAATCCCACTTCCTCCACGATAGAAAAGCAGACATTTCCGACACCGCCAATAAGACATGGAATAAGAAAGATTATTGAGTAATATGAACAAAAACATGCAGCTTGTCCAGAAGTCCTTGGACACCATTGTCCCAGAATGGGAAACTGTGATGGTGGCTTCCATTACCGACAATGGGTTTGAATATGACATATTTAACAAGGTGGATAGTGAGCATTTCCAAGAAAACCTAGCTGTGTTGTTAGCCCTTGTTGCGAAGAAGTCTCAACAGGAGTTGCAGAACATTGATTGGATAGATGATTAGTTTCACTGAACATCCATTCCTAGAAGCCCCTACAGCGGAGGAGATAGTTTGGCTATACGACAACAACCTTTCACTCCTTAAAAAGCTTCACAAAGCCCATGAGGGGCGTATAGAGGCAAGCGTTAGCGATCCCATACGTCATGGCTTTGACTTGCCTGGTTGGGAACGCATCCGCGAGGGATTGAACACCCATAACGAGTGTTTGGCCCTTGGTGGTAACCGATCGGGTAAGACCACTGGATTTGCCAAGATAGTTATGGAGGCTGTTACTGAAAACATGGATGGTCATGTTGTATGCTTTAGCCAGAATGAAGACACCTCCATTAAGGTGCAGCAAGCTGCCATATGGGAGATGATGCCCAAGGAGATGAAAAAGAAGACCAAGACCATTGATGGGTACATCAACTTCTCCATGCAAAACGGGTTCACTGGTAAAAGCTTCATATTTCCGGACACCCGAACCAGGGTAGATTTTAAGACATACACTCAGTACAGCAACAACCAAACCATCCTTGAAGGCTTTGAATATGGATTTCCAAACCCGGACGGCATAAACATTGGAGCATGGTTGGATGAATATTTGGGTGATTCGGCGTTGGTCAACACTCTTAGATTTCGTTTAGCTACCAGGGATGCCGTAATGGGTGTAGGGTTTACCCCCATAGATGGTTACACTCCTTTCATTTCTGACTACCTGAAGAATGCCGAAACACTAGAAACTAGGGAAGCAGCATTACTGGAGGACAGAAATGTCCCTGTGCGTCAATACAGCCCCTCTAGGGATGCCTCTATCGTCTATCTTCATTCGGATGAAAACCCGTTCGGTGGGTACGAGCGTATAGCAAAAGATCTTAGGGGAAGACCAAATGAAGAAATATTGGTCCGTGCTTATGGTGTTCCGGTGAAGAGCATGACATCTCTCCTTCCTCTCTTCAACACTGAGGTAAATGTGTTGAGTGATGGTAAGGAGAACAAGTATGGAATGAGGTTTCCTGACGTTTCTGACAAGGCTAGATATACCACCTACCAGGTAGTTGACCCTGCTGGTGCCAAAAACTATGTATCAATATGGGCTGCGGTGGATGATAGAGACAATGTTTACATCTGCCGTGAGTGGCCCGATTGGGATACTTATGGCGAATGGGCGGAGTTTGGCGATCCTAAGTGGAAATTTGGACCTGCCTCAAAGAAGCTGGGTTTGGGCATAGGTGGATATGTAGATTTATTTGAACAAATTGAAGATGAACTAGGAGTGGAGGTGTTTGAACGTATAGGTGATAGTCGTTTTTTTGCTCAACAGAATGAAAACAACGAGGACTTGTTTATGGCATTTGAGGAACACGATTTCATATTCGTTCCGTCCGATGGTCGGATGGAAGAAGTGGGTTTGTCCGCTCTCGATGAGTGGTTCAATTACAACCCGAATGAGCCGATAGATCAGGCCAATCGGCCCAGATGTTACATTCACGAGAGCTGTCGAAACTTGATTGATAGCCTCATCAACTATAACTCAAAGGGAAAAATGGACGAACCCTTAAAGGATTTCTTCGATGCTATACGCTATTTGCGAATGGCGAATAGTGGCGAAGGTCCAGTCCACGTAACCGCTCGCGATTTGGCAGTGACTCGCCGGGCTATGGGAGGATATTAAATGAAGATAAGACTAAGTGAAATAGCTCGGCAAGGGCATTATGTTTGGGATGAGTTATTGGCATTGGCCAAGGAAAAGCTGTCCGATGATATGATAACTGGTGTGGGTAAGAACACCTGGATTAGCGAGGAAGGCCAAGACATCCTGGCGGATGCTGTTGATATTCCAGAGGCCACTCCTACCCATTACAAGGGGCAGGTGATCAAGGTGGCTCCAAATAAGAAGTATGTATACGCTTACATTAGAGAATAGGATGAAGGTTCCTGTACTTGTCCCGAAGAAGTTGGCTCACAAGCTAGTTGGGAAAATCATTTTGATAGAAGCTATAAAGGATGTCAGTGGCACGTCTTACAGGTACAGAAGAGCGTAGGCTTGATTCATTGGTTCTATGTCGTAGCTGGCAGTCTGAACAAATCGATCGACTTCTTGGTTGGGAGGTTTGGAAAGCTTTCGCTACAGGAAATTGGCATGCTGTTATGGATCCCGTCGATTTTTGTGATAGAATAGGGGTAAACAAAAACTACACCCAGGTAGTCGTAGAGAGAATCTGCGAAAAAGCGAAACACATTTAACATGGAAACAGACTATTCCAAAGCCATTACATATGTTGCCAAGGAGCCAGACATAGAGGCTTTACGTCAAGCATACCAAACTACCGACAGTGATTTGGAGTCGTACTACCACTTATGTCGCACGTCTTACGACGATCGCCGCAACTGGTGGCCTGGGAAAAGTCGTGACTTACGTAAGCATGGTGCTGACGCATTTCCCTGGGAAGGTGCTTCTGACTTGGAAAGCCATGTTATTGATGAGCGTGTTACCCGCTTAGTATCTCTTTTCATGTCTGCCCTCAACCGGGCAAACATCCAGGCTTTTCCTGTTGAAGTGTCTGATGTACCGAGAGCTAAGGTGGTAAGTAACTTCCTGAAGTGGATGACTACATCGGGATACATTCCACGTTTTAAGCGTGAAGCGGAGCTAGCGGCCAACTACTTTTTGGAGCGTGGCGTGATGATCACCTATTGTGGGTGGTTGATGGAAGACCGCACCTTCAAGCAAAAATTTGACATGCAGCGGATTGCCGCTGCCGATCCCAACCTAGCCCAAATGATATTGGATGGCACTCAAGATGATGAGGTGGTTATCCAAATGCAGGCGGTCATTAAGGTGACAAAGAAAAATGCACGGAAGGCCATGAAGGACTTGCGGGAATTTGGTATGGCCGAAGTTCCCACCGTAAGGAGGCAGATCAATGCACCCGAAGTAAAGACATTGGCTCCCGATGGCGACTTCATTTTTCCTGCATATGTTACAGATCCCCAACGCTCGCCATATTGTTTTTGGCGTACCTACTACACTGCACAAGAGTTGCAGAACAAGGTGATTACAGATGGGTGGGATGAAAATTTCGTGGAACACATAGTCTCTAACTTCTCTGGAGTAAACATAAATTCCTTGGAGAGGGAACAGGAGGGAAGGCGAAGCATATCAGCAACTGACGATGCTTACGAGGCCGAGGAACTAGTAGAAATAATACATGGATACCAGAGATTGATCGATGAGGCCGACGGGTCAGAAGGGATCTATGAGACAGTGTTCCACGAATCTTTTTCAGGCGATAAGGGATTGGACATACCGGGGTATGCTAAGTTCGAGTTGCTCAATGGGTATGAGGATTACCCTGTTGTAGTCACACGCTTTAGCGAGGATACTAAGCGTTTATATGACACCATGAACGTTCCATCGCTTCTGCGGGGAATACAGAGCCAGGTGAAGGTGGAACGCGATAGCCGCATTGACAGCAACAGCTTGTCCACCCTACCTGCTGTTACGCACCCGAAGGGACGTAAGCCCGAAGAAATTGGACCTGGTAGATTTATCCCGGAAGTAAGGGCTGGAGAAATAGGGTTTATGAAAGGACCATCTTTCAATTCTGGATCGGTTGAGATGGAAAACAACCTCCAGAGTCAGGCCGATCGCCTGGTTGGGCTTGATGAGGAATCTCCCCTATCAGGAGTGAGGCGGCAATTTTTGGTAGACAAATATTTGCAGCACATGGCCGAGGTAATATCATTGTGCTATCGAAACTTCCAAAGATTTGGAAAGGATAAAACATTCTTCAATGTCACTGGAGTTCCCGATCCTCAGATGTTTAGCAAAGGCAACCCCGACGAAAACTTTGATGTTACCATTAGCTTTGATGTTCTTAATGCCGATGGTGATAAGCAGGAAGCCAAAATGAATCAACTACTTTCCTTAGCCCAAATGGATAGGAATGGCCGTATAGACATGGACAAGCTCCTATCTGCAATAGCTTCTTCCATCGATCCCGTGTTAGCGGATAGTATTATGATGCCAGTAGAAGCGGCACAAGACAAAATGTTAAAAGATATTACCGATGACTTATCAAAAATTTATGCAGGTATTGAAGTTCCAGCAAGGCCGAGTGGTTCTCAAGCGGCTCTTCAAATCATTCAGCAATATACGCAGCAACCGGATGTTCAAGAGCGTTTGCAGCAAGATGAAGCGTTTTCTGCCCGTCTTCAAAAGTATGCTGGCCAGTATCAGTTTGCTATGCAGCAAGCTCAAAATGCGCAAATAGGCCGCATTGGGACGCAACCAGCCCAAATGGGCGAAGTACAAACCCAAGAAATGCAGCGGTGATAGCTCTGCTATTCGCCTCCATACTATTTGTTGATATGCCTGATAATAAAAGTACATCGGAATACGGATCTGATAGGGAAGTTTACCTTGATCTGAACAGACTAGCTAAGTCGGTCAGAAAGTATTTTGGAAAAAATCCAGCGGTAGAAGCTGCACTGTACGGAAACTCTTTGGTGGAAACCGGAGGTACTTACAAGCATGACCAGAAACAGCATGGCGGCAATGGATATGGTGTGTTCCAATTTGATTTTCACCGCCCATATTACAGAGATTTTTTGAGGGATGAAGGCTTGGAAGACAGCACTGATTCTCAGGTGAAGTATGTTTACGAGAACATATATGGCAATCAGCAGAATATCCTTGGCGCGGGGAATGCAAAAAAGGTTAGAGAAGCATTTAAGTCAGACGATCCCGAATATGTGAGCGATCGATTTATGGAAGTTTTTCTACGTCCAGGAAAGCCTCATCGAGATCGCCGGGTAAATGCTTCCAAGAAATATTTTGATCAGCTAACCGAGACATACAATGAGTCCAGAGAATGATGTAGCTTTTCTTTCAAAGTATGAGCATTTTGCTCGCTTTATAAACATCATAAAGCAACGACGAGAATCTTCCATCTCTCGGCTGCGAGGGTCTTCACCCGATGAGGTGATGCAGATATCTGGAGAAATTTCGGCATACGACGACATCCTCCAAGATTGCAACTACGAAGATCTGCTAAAAAAATGGCATGCCCATGTGGAATGAGCTGTTTCGCGTGATATAATCACGGTTAGCCATCGCTGGCGTAACAAGCGGAAACAGTAAAACATATGAGTGAAGGAGTCGAGGCGATCGCTGATGCCTCTCAAAACACAGCGGACAATACTAATATATCTGCGTCTGATTTTGAAATTAGACGTGCCAGGCAAATGGAAGAGCAAGTTGCTCCACCTGCACCTGAACCGGAGGCCGAAGAGTCTTCCATTCCTGAGGATGTTGAGACTGAGTCCCAACCCCAGGAGGAAGAAGAAGTCCAAGGCCAGACAAATGTTCTTTCAAATATCGACTTGGATAATTTATCCGAGACGGAAATAAAGCAACTTTCCGAGGCATTGTCCAGTCGGGCCGTTGATCGTTTTGGTCAACTCACCGCAAGGGCTAAATCTGCCGAAGAGAAAGCGAGAAATCTTGAGGATAGCTTAAAGACCCAGCAAGAGCAGGTACTTTCGGCCACTTCTGAAATCGAGAACAATCCCTACCAAGACCTAAAGAGCGTTAAAAACATCCAAGACAAAGCCAAGGAAATCAATGATGTGATCGAATGGGCTGAGGATGTTTTATTTGAGTCTGCTGACTATGGCCCCAATGAAGAGGTTACTGAGTCAAATGGCGAATCAATGACGAAAACACAGGTCCGTGAAGCGCTGAAACAAGCCAGGAAGTCTCGTGATAAATACCTACCGGATCAATTCCGCACGGTAAAGAAAGTGGAAGATGCTACTAAGCTACGTCAGCAATATGGGCAAAAGGCATTGAAGGAGTTTAAGTGGCTAGGCGATAAAGAAAGCAATCAAACTAAACAGTTTGTTCAGCTTGCCAGCCAACCCGCACTCCAAAAAGCCTATGACCAAAACCCTGATTTAAGCTGGCAGTTGCCATACCTATTGGCTCATTCGATCAATAGTATGTATGGCGGCAAATCAAAGCCACCCACAAATGCACAAGATGCATTCAAGCCATCTCCGCCAAAAAGTCCGTCTCCGGCTGGAGCCAAGTCCGATAAGTCTGAGGACAATTCGTCCAAGGCACTGAAAGATTTGTCATCAAGGTTTAAGGAATCTGGTAATAAAGACGACTTCCAGAAATTACGAGAAGCGCGATGGTCGCGCAATCTCACCTAACCTGAATACTTAAAATGTCACTATCAAACACATACGACACAACTAGTCCAGGTTCGGCTGCTTCCAACAGAGAAGATCTTAGCGATGTGCTAACCATCTTGGCTCCTGAAGAAACGCCCGTCCTGTCCTCGTTATCAAAAACTCGTGCAACTGGCACGATCCACGAATGGACCGTAGACTCTCTCGCTTCTCCCAGAACTACTGGTATTGCCGAAGGAGCTGACGTTACCACTTTCACTGACCAGTTCAGTGGCCGCGCGCGTCTTGCAAATAACACCCAAAAGTTCCGCCGGGACTACATGGTTAGCGACCTCCAAGAGGCTGTTGATTCTGTTGGCCCTGCTAAAGTTGCTCAAGCTGAAGCTAAGGCAGTTCGCGAACTAAAGCGTGATATTGAAGCTACCTTGCTTTCTAACAACGATCTAGACACTGAAGACGGAGCTGGTTCTGTTTACAAGCTACGTGGCCTCGGCGACTGGATTGATTCCGCAGGACCTGCTGAAGTTCCCGCAGCTTACCGTACTCCTGCTGGTAGCATTCATGCTGCTGGTGCGTTCACGGAAACTGCGATGAACAACATCATCACTTCTATCTATCGCGTTAGTGGAAACACGAACTCGTTGACGTTGATTGCAGATACTGCTCTTCGTCGGATCATCAGCGACTTTGCTCGCACTGGTGTAGATGGAAACGCCGCTAACGAAGGTGTTCGCAGCGTTAACTACAACGGCGAATCCGCTAAGATTAAGTTGAGCGTTGAGCTTTACCAGTCTGACCACGGTATCGTTTCTGTTGTCAACATGAACCCTGATTGCGCGCCTGATACTGCTGCGCAGGATACTGGCTATTTTGTCAATCCTGAGTACGCTGGTATCGCAGAGCTAATCCCAATGGGCAGTTCTCGTCTACCTAATCAAGGTGGCGGCGAACGTGGATACGTTGATTGTGCGCTTACGCTCGCAGTTTACCATCCCGGCGCGCATGGTAAAATCACCGCAATCGCATAAGGAGGTACGTTATTATGGCTATCGAATTAAAGAAAATTGGTGACATCCCAACATTATCCTTGGGATACACTCACGAAGTATCATTTGATGCTTCAGAGTTGTCTGCCTCAACAGGATCACAAACAACTGCCGTTCAAGTTGGTGGTTCAGCTATGGCTGGACTTATTCTTAACGCAGCAATTATTGTTGAAGAACTGGTAACGGCTAGTGTTAGCACAGGTAGTGCTATCAGTGATGCTACCATTTCATTTGGTGATAATGGAGACGACGACGGCTTTGTTGCTGCGGTCAATTGCTTCACAGGCGATGACGCAAGCGAAGGCAGTATCTTTGCTAACACTGGTGCTTTGATTGCTGGTGCAGCAACCTACGGTCATGTTGTTAGCTCCGTGGTTATTGATTCTACTGGAACTGGCAATGGTTTTGGTAACGCTAGCAAGGGTAAGTTTAAACTCCTTGTAGCTTACTACCCAACTGCTGGTGAAAAGTTTAGTGGTTAATACTTTTTTATAGCATTTCAAAGGGAGGTTGGGCCAATCCTGGCCTCCCTTTTTTTGTAACCTTTTACATCTTAAAAAATGCCAAATAAAACCAAGTACAAATATATAGGAAAAAAGGGCGGAATGCCATACCTCGAAGCTTCTGCTTTTCAAGTTACTGATCGTACCCAAGCACCAGTAAACAGAAAACCCATAGAGCTTCCTGCTTTTGAAGTAAATTACCAATTTCCTAAGTCTGTTCGAAAAAGTGCAAAAAAGGGGATGAAGAATTTGAATCTTAAATCTTCTAGAAAAGCAAAGAAGTAATCAATGGAAATCATTACATCCCTTCCAAGGTACAGCGACGGAGAAATAAATCGAGCGTTCATGCGTGAGATTAGGACTGGACTGAAGTTCGAAAAAGAAACAGAAAAAGCTCGAACAGACATCGCCAGAAAAGAGTCCGCAGAACTCAAAGGCAAGGAACATCCTGTACTGGGAAAGCCGGTGGCAGTGATGCCTCCCCGAGAGTTTTTTAGGCTGACAAAGAAGTACGGGAACGACACCGTGCATTCTAAAGAATTTATACAAGATTATAACAAGAGGTTCAAGGACCTCTCACCTAATAACGCATAATGCAGGATAAAGCTAATAAAGACTTGTATGATTTGATATCCGCCCTAGCGGGTACATCAGATTTTACCACTGCTGAAAATGCTCATCTATTAGCTTTAGCAAACAGGCGGATGTACGAAGCGTACAACCGCACTCCGTACTGGGCCAGGTATTTAATATCTGCTGAACCACGTACCATCGAGAACCAAATATGTCCATTCACCCAAGACGGGTATTACGTGTTTGGTGCAGGAACTGATGGCGTTAATGGACTGTACAAACTAAACGGAACAGAGAACGGTCAATCGGCGTACACGTACTACGACACCACTGACATATCCGCCACAGCTATAGCAAACGGAACCGTGTACCAAATAGAATATGCCGGGTCTTCGGACTTCACTTCAATTGGTGCAGGAAATAATAACGCTGGAACTATTTTTACGGCATCAGCATCCACTACAGGAACAGGTAAGGTCAAAACTGCCGCATTCAGCCTAATTAGGAATAGCGGAAATAGTGCTTGGATAATCATAGAAGGTTTTCCGAATGCTACCGAAACTGCATATTACTCCCTTAGCTCAACTAGCATAACGGAAACAGGCTGGTCGATCGGAACATCTACGTCAGCTAAGGCAAATGCTCCACGGGTTAGAGACTTGAGCGATATTGGGGAGTTTGTTCGTATTCATCGAAGCCAAGCGTTCCTTAATATGTCTGCTTTAGAGTATGAGTTTGGAGTGCAGTCTGATGGCGCGCATATTCTAAACGCTTCCAATGCAAAAGAAAGCCAAGTTTGGATTACTTACAAGAAGCCAATCACTTTGCTAACAAGTCTAGACATTGATGGATCTGCATCTTTGACTCAAGTACCACAAGAATTTTTCTATTACATGGCACACGCTACTTACGCTGATTTTCTCCGAATGGATGGACAACACCAGAAAGCTTCTTTTGAGGAGCAAATTGCTGAAAACTATCTTGCCGAAGAAATGGATAACCCACAGCAAGTAGCAAACAACAACAC